CAATGGTATGCCCAAAATCTCGCCAGTAAACATAATCTACAGGCGCACATTCATATTCAATACGTTCCTGATCTTCACGATGCATACCGCCTTCAGTCTCAGCTTCATCAATGTCTTCTGTGATTTGATAGCCATCATCAGGTTCATCTTCTGTTTTGCCACCTGTAATGTGTGGTTCATAACGTACCCAAGATGTACCACGACCACCAAGAAGTCTATCTTGTACAGATGCTTTCATCGCTGCACCGTAGTCATTATAATGCTCAATTTCGTACTCTAAGGCACGTTCAAGAATCATTGATGCTACACGACCAACTGGGTCATTATCTCTAAACCTACGGCTTACATCAGGTCTAGGAAGTCTTGCAAAAATTGCAGGAGTAATGGTTTGAACATTTGACCAAAGAATGTTGAACTTTGCTGCGGTATTGTTACGACTACGACTGTCATCACGATAGCGTTTTACAATTCTATCGGTACGAGTTTCCCAATCTTTAAATGCTCGTTCGTAACCAGCAATGGTTTTGTACCAATCTTCGTATGTATGTTCCATTACAAAACCTTAAGTAAAGTTGCCTGTAGCAAGTACAGATGCACCAGCACCTGTTGTAATTTTCCATGCACCTGATGTTGATTGAGCATCAAAACTGAGCATATATACACCAATTGGAGTGTTAGCAGGTACTAAAGCATAAGATGTTGCACCATCTAACAAAGTTACAGTTGATGTAGCAGTTGCTGATACGGTAATAATAAGATTAGTAAGAATATCACCTTTAGCACCTGTTGCTCCTAATACTTGAGTAGTTTGGCTAGGTGCTACTGTTTCATAAAATACTGCATAAGGTAGGGCTACGGCTGACATTAAAATCTCCTAAAAGTTTGCTTGGGTGTTTCTTTCCATAAATCGTCTAAAGTGACTTCAGTTTGACCAACATGAACTCCAACAATTCTATCGTCTTTGTGCGCAGGTGGATCTTCATCTTTCCAAACAATGCTGAGATAGCGGAACGCATCTGCTGAGTGGCTTGTCCAATCGTGTTTTGGGCGATCCCTAAATACTTTTTTATCATCATCCCACTCTCGTTGATATTGACGTAAACATTCTATTCCTTCTTCACATCTATTATCAAACCAAGTACGATTTAATGCAAGTCTTGTTGCTTGAATACCGTCTTGTAATGACAGATTTGGAACAATTTTTAACTGTTTTATGTCAATTTTTGTCGAAATTTGCTCGATTATGCTCTTACCACCACTTGCTAATGTTTTTGCCCTAGCATCATGTGGCAGCCAATGTATGCCATAAGTCAGTCCTAATTCTTCCTGTTTCTGTTTAATTAAGCCTGTGTAATATGGAATTGCCTGACCGTTAGAACTGTGATGATCAAGCACTCTAATCTCACCATGCACGACTTGAAACCACCAAATACTGGTGCTATCGTTAAAGCCCAAATCCCATGCAGTATGACATGGGAACATTGGGTCATATTCAATGTCTGTAATTCTTCCTAAGTCTGTAATTCTACGCATCTCCTGCCCATAAAATGCCCCAAATATGGCAGCTTCAAATGAGCATAAGAACTCTTGTTCATACTGATTTGCTGACATTGAAGCTTGTGCATCAAGTAATTCACTTGCAGGCAATAGATTAGACTGGTCTGCTCTTAAGGTCTTAACATACCAATTAGAATTCTTTTGTGCTTCGTTATAAATACTATAAAAAGCATTATGACCTTTAGGAGTACCGATAAATGTAGCCCACCCCTGACGATCAGTAAGCAATGGCCTAACAATCTCACCCCATAATCTAGGTTTCATATCGGCATATTCATCTAGGACTACACCATCAAGGTATAAACCTCGTAAAGAATCAGGATTGTCAGCACCAAATAATCGGATTTTCGCACCATTAACTAATTCAATCCACAATTCAGATTGATTAGCCTTAACAATAGCAGGCGCAGCAAACTTTAAAAGGTAATCCCATGCAATGTTTTTAGCCTGTGCGTAAAAAGGTGCTATATAAGCGTACCTTGCATCTTCTTTGTTTTCTGTGACTGCCCTACGAATAATGTCACAAATCGTTGCTACGGTCTTTCCTGCACGTCTATGGCATACCAATACTGCCCAGCGTTCCTTACGTTTATGAAAGTCTTTAAAAGCATCCCTAGCCTTGTATGGATACTCATATGTTTTGGTTATTACAGTCAATCTAAAAACTTATGCTCGTGAATAACTTTGATTGGGGCATCTTCAGCACTTGTATGTTCTGTCCTGGCTAATTTAGGCACATGGTACTCAGCTACTTGCATGAAGCAATCAAAAGCAACTTTAGGGCCATGTTTCTCACTCATAGCAATGTCATCAAGCCATTGTTGTAATTTGTGTGAGTTACCATCCACGAACTTAGCAATCGCCTCTCTAGCTAATGCTGTTGATTTATTAGGTACTCCAGGTGGTCTACCCTTAGGATTATTAGTTTGTTGTTTATTTGCCATATCTTTTCCAAGTAGTTAGTTAAGATATATTAATTATAGCTTATTTTAGCTCTTTGTCTAACTCTTTAACTTTGTTAGCAATCATTTTACGTCTTGCTATTCTGTCAGCTTGGTTCTTTTCTAATATAGATTCTTTATGTGGGCGCAATAAAGCATCTTCTTTCTTATATTTTCTGTCCATGTGTTTCATTTGTATTTCTCCATTGCTTTTTCTATGTGATGTCTAGGTTTAGCAGTCTTAGCAGATTCTTTAAAGTCTTTAGCAGTTGGTGCATTCTTACTACCAACTTTGTTCATATGCTCGCCTGAACCGTTTTTAATTCGTTCTTGTTTAGCATGAATATTTGCATACAATCCATTTTTAGCCACAATGCCACCTTGCTCTAGCTGCTTTACCACGTTCACCAGTCCATCCACTTGACCTAGCACAGAAACTATCATGTCTTGAACCTGAAGCTTGTGGTGCTTGTAAATGGCTGCCGTTCTTTGCGTTGTATGCTTTTCTACCTGCCTCAGTCATGCCAGCACCTTCTTCTACTGATTGATAATGACGACCTTTGCCTTTAGTTGTTTTGGCAATAGGCTTATCGTGCTTATTCATAGCTGCACGAATGTCATCTCTGCGACTCATTAATACTCTGCCATTTCTTGCTTTTTGGATTCTTTTTTCGTTTCGCCCATTTCTTCGCTAGAATTCATATGCTTTTTGTAGGCAGCTTCAATCGTATTTTTGCGATCTTTAGCTTTATCTTGCACACTTAATGCAATTGCTAATGCTTGCTTTTTAGGCTTGCCAGCAGCTTCTTCAGTCTTAATGTTCTCACCAACGGCTTTTTTGCTTGCAGATTTAATTAGTGGCATGATTAACCCTTAAATTTAAGTAGGTAAATTGTAGTATCAATTTCTTGGGCAATATTGTCAATTAATTGCACAATCTCAGATTCTGTTGGCAAATCAGGTCTAGCCGTCTTTACAAACTCTTTTAATGATTCTAAATACATTAAAGGTGTGCCTTTAGGCTGATGATATTTGTCAGGAAATGTTGTTATTTGTTCGTAGCATCCAAAATATGCTTCAGCTAATTGGTCTGTAAGATCAATGATGTTTTCGTAAAACTTACCCAATGTCTTATGTTGCGCGTATGACCGAGTTGCCCAATGCATAAAATGGGTATTAGTCCCTGAATGTAACAGGGTAGCAAGAAACAATGCCATATTCTTTTCCATGCTTTATTTTATCAGAGTTTCATAATATTGATAAGTCTTTCTGCGCCACCAATATCATTAATCCTAGCGACTGCTGAACCTTTCCATTCTTCCATAAATTTAAGTTGGGCTTCTGTAAACTTCTTTTTTTCGCCTGATTTAATTTCAACTAACGTAGTATTACCGTTAAATCCTACAAGAATATCTGGAAATCCTCGACCAATTCCACTTGAATCAAAAACACTTGCACCAAGTTCTCTAAACTTTTTAACTATTTCTTGATGGTTTAAATCAACTCGTTTAGCGTATGTCATTGTAAATTAATATAATTGTGTTATAAATTAGTAAACTTCAAAAGGACTTGTATGCCATCACCAATAGTGACCGATGAATACTTTATACAATTATGGCACGAATACAAGTCACCTTCCAAATTAGCTAAAGTAATTGATACAGATGTAACAAATGTATATAAAAGACGTAGAACTTTAGAAAAAAAATATAACATCACATTAGATGCAATACAACCTTCAATTAAATATGAATTTAGGCCTGAACAAGAAAAAGCAAAATTACAGGCAAAATTAGATGAAACAAGAGCAAATGTAAGACGTGGCATCAATATTGAAAATGGTAGAGTGTTGGTTTTTAGTGATGCCCATTTTTACCCTGACACAGAAACAACGGCCTATCTTGCTTTATTAGAAGCAATCAAAGAATACAAACCTGAAATTATTATTGCCAATGGTGACATATTTGATGGTTCTTTAATAAGCCGTCACCCAAGAATTATGTTTAATGATGCACCTAGCGTACTAGAAGAACTAGAAGCCGTAACTTATTACATGGGTGAAATAGAAAAAGTATCTAAGTTTAAAAAGAATCTTATACATACTTTTGGCAATCACGATGCTAGATTTGAATCGTTTTTATCAGCCCAAGTACCTCAATATCAAAACATTAAAGGATTTAGCCTTAAAGATCACTTACCTGCTTGGCAGCCATGTTGGTCATTTTGGCTTAATGATGAAACCATTGTCAAACACAGATTAAAAGGTGGTGCATATGCTGGTTATAACAATGTTAAAGCAGCTCTTGGAGCTAATATTGTTACTGGCCATACTCATGTTTTAGCAGTCCAACCACTTACAGGTTATCAAAAAACTTTTTATGGTGTTCAAACAGGAACATTAGCCCATCCTAAAGGTAATCAATTTATAGATTACTGTGAAGATTCTCCTGTGGACTGGAGATCAGGGTTTGCTATGTTGACATTTCATAAAGGCAGATTACTTATGCCTGAGTTGTTTCAGGTTCATGATGAAAACGACCATACAATAGAATTTAGGGGTAAGGTTTATAGTGTATGACACCATCTGCCAAAATTTGTGAG